CAACATTAAACCCATATCAATAAGTTCTTCTATAAGTGCAAACACTTGAAAAGGTGTTAGGCTTTCGATTGTGATATCTGCTGCTTTGCCTAAAAGGTGTTGGCTTGTTGGTGAGCCACCCACTTTAGCATTATGTTCTGGGCTTCTATATGCGCTGTTTATAGTTATGGCTCTACCAGTATAATCTCTAAGGAATTGTAACTGCCCAGCAAGTTTTATTACGTTCTCGTAAACATCTAAAGGCATACTGCAATTATTATTACAGTCTTTACAAGTACCTTTACACTCAAACTCCTTTAGCTTAAAGTTCTTTGTTAGCTTCATTCTTTTTCTTGTAAGTCCCGTATATCTTCTGCAACGTATAAACAATAGAAGCCAAAAGCAGTATGATCTTTAGACTATCCTCAACAGCAGTAAAACTAACGCCTAAAGTAATTATATTAAATATGTACAATTTTATATCTTCTAAACTCATAACATTAAACCTCTTAAAAAATCGTTCCACTTAGCAATAAGATAAAACTGCAAGTATTCTATTTTGTCTGCTAAGTACCTAAGTGCTTTTACCATTACATTTTATTTTCTTGATAGTCCACACCATAAAAGCTGTGTACTCCGTTACCATCTATATTACCAACAGCAGCAGACTTCCAACCGTAAGGGTGTTCTGCTTTTATAACATTACCCTCTTCATCTTCTGTGTCGCTTAAAGTCCACATAACGTCTAAGTGGTATTTGTCGCTTAATACTGGTGCTTTGGTTTCGTTGCCCTCTTCGTCATATTCGCCTTGCTCTAAAACAATATGTCCTAACTTAACAATAGCGTGTCTGTGTGTTGGGTACTCGTTGCCATCTTCGTCTATATCTACTCCAAGAGATTTTATTTTTTTATCACAAGCTGATTTATCAGCAAATTCGTATTTTCCTATTTTCATAATTATGTTGTTAAACAAGTTAGTTCTGCGTCTGTTAGTGCTTCTTTAAATACTGCAACGGATTTGACTTTTCCGTAGAAATTTTCATTTGTCTCTTTTAGTTCTAAATTTGTTAAGTTTGATGGTATATTAGGATTTGATACATTACCAACTTGCTGACCATTAACAAATAAAGTCAATGAATTGGAGTTATATCTTAATGCAATTTTATTAAATAGTGATACATCTGTAAAAGTGTAAAAAATATCAGTACTTACGCCACTATTCCTTGATGTAGCAATTAAAAGGTTTTCTATATTTCTAAATTTTAAACCTACAACATTATCTATACTATCATCATTTATTATTATAGCACAATAATTAAAGTCATTTTTAAATCTTGCACCATCCATATACAAAACCCCCTCTGTTGAGTTTATTAAATCACTTGAACCTGAATTTATAGCTGCGTCTGCGCTTCGTGTTACTGGGCTTCCGCTTGTTGGAATGTATGAAGTTGGGAATGATTGTTGTTCAAATTGTGCGCCAAAAATGTAGATGCCACTTGTTCCGTCGCCATTAAAACTATTAGTTTCGCTTCCAGTAATACCAACAGAAAAACTCGTGTATATTTGACCGCTTGTTGTCATTTGCGACGGGTCTAACGTCATTGAGCATCTGTACCAGCCATTACCGTAATCTTCGATTTTTGCGCTATCAAAAGCGGCTGACGTAACATTCACATTAAAAGTACCATTTTCTAAATTAAACATAACCCCCGTACTGGGTGCGTTTCTTGTTCGAAACATTATGTAATTATATTCGCCTTTTTTAGCAAAAACAGTCTGTGTGTGTAAACCCGATAAACCCGTAAAGTTTATACCTAAACTTCTATTGCTACCAGTACCACTATCAGGCACTAATTTAAAAGAGTTTTGGCCGCCCGTTGGGTCTGTTATAGTAGATGTTGAAACGGTTGCATTTGTTTTAACCCAAACACCTTGACTAAAATCTTGTGAATAATCGTATAAATTTGTTGATTGCGATTCTAATAAAATATGTCCAGTTCCACCTAAATAATCAATACGTGGTAAGTCGGTATCGTCTGTTACTAATTTAAAAGATACATCGTCTATTGAACCTATAAAACTATTACCTCTGAATTTTAATCCATTAGTTGAACCCGCTACATAATCAAAAGAATAAGTACCATTCGCACTTACAGCATCTGAAGTCCCATCAAAAGGTTGTCTTATAAATAATGACCCACTCACATAATCTTTAATCGTAAATGTAAATCTATATAAACTTCCATCAATAAAGTCATAGTCTTGTTCAAGAACATTACTTCCCATTGTACCATCTCCGATAGCTTTACCATCTCCCATAGACCACCCTGAACCAAAATCCCAATTCTGTCCGACTTCTTTGACTGATACATTGTCTATTGATGCAGTCAACCCACCATCTGCTGATAACGCTCTAAACCTTGCTGATGTGTGGTTATGAGTAGCTACTATATACTCTGTATAAGTACCATTCGCATTACGAATAGCACCATTCACTGTACCACCCCCACCACCTAATTGAAAGCGTAATTCGCCCTTTACATAATCAGAAACAGTGTAAGTTACTTTATAATTTTTACCACTAGTATAAACATATGCTTGAAAAGTATTTATAAGTGAAACGTTATCTGCTCTTAATTTACCATCACTGATTGACCAACCTGCTCCTAAACTCCAATCACTATCAGTTGCAAAATTACCATTTATAACAAGTTCACTACCTGTCTGCTCAAAATCTCCGTTTTGTACTAATTCCCCACTTAATATCTGTACATCTTCTATAAGTCCTTGTGAATTAACTCGAGTTGCCTCGGTTCCTCTTGTAAAGTCAAAGTCTGCGTCTATTACTTCTTTAACCGATACGTTGTCTATTGAGCCAACAAAATTTCCACTAGCAGTAAAGTTCAAAGCATTGTTAACCATTCCGCTTAAAATATCAACATAAGTACCATTAGCAGTTCTACTTTCACCTTGTGCGTTATTACTAATTTTTGATTTAACACTACCCGCGGCGTAATTAGATAAAGTAAATTCTACTCTATATGTTCTTGATTGGTCACTTATTACATTTGATTGTGAAAGGTTTGAGTTACTTGATTGACTACCATCACAACTTGCACTTCCACCGATAATTGTCCACCCAGTTCCTTTTGTCCAATCACTATCGGTTGCAAAATCGCCATTTGTTACAAGTTCATTACCCAAAGTTTGAAGTGGTTTAACACTATGTAACGTACCGCCTGAATAAGCGGTAGGCGTCAAAATTATACTTGCTTTTTCTAATAAATTACTCATTATTCACAGTTTTCTAAAGCGGTTAATATTGTAGTCGTGCCAGTAGCATTTTCGTAATACGTTGCTCTGGCTTGTAAGGCTGAAAGTAAAGCTGGTATATCACTTGCTAAGCCAGCATAAACACTTCCCCAGCCAATAGTGTTATCTACTCCTACTCCCCAATAAGTTGTTTCGTATATCTTTCCGTAACTCATAGTCTATTTTGTTAATTCTGTTAATTGTGCATCTGTTAATGCTGTATCGTAATATCTTAAATCTTTACATTTCCCGTAGAAAAAAGTAGAAGGAGTATTATGTCTTTTAAAATCCAATGTATTTAAAGTATTAGCGTTAAAAGAACCTGTTGTTGTAGATGACCCAATTTGAGTTCCATTAATATAAAATGAGTAATCAGAAGATTTATATTTTACAGCTATTTTATTTATATTTTTTACATCATAATTTGTTGTAAAAGAATTAAATATTGTAACATTAGCTCTTTTTATTTCTGCTCTAATTCTATTTGAAGCACCTCCGTAAAATAATGATATTCTATTATCTGTTGTGCCGTTACTTAATGATATTTCTCTATGTGTGTTATCATCAGCCAAAGCACTTATCTCCGCATATAGCACACCCTCGTTATCGTTGAATGTATTGGCATCTCCAGCATTTGTGCAAGTATCTGCGTTCCTTGTGGTTGTTGAACCCTGTGTTTCTATATAACTCGTCAAACTTGCGCCCTCCTCTACTTGAAAACCCCATAAATAAACAAAAGCACTTGTGCTGGTGTCTGAAGAATCTACTTGACCGCTTGTACCTCTTGGACTAAACAAACTTATAATAGTAGCGGCAGCGTCTGTATTGTAAACAACAGAAAGTCTGTACCAACCATTGCCGTAGTTTTCTACTTTAGAACTCGTTACTGTAAAATCTGCACCAGATACACTTGTTGTTAAAGTTGTATTGCTGAATTGAAAAATAGCATCCATTCTATTAGGGTAGGTTCCTTGCGCTCTAAAAGCAAAAAAATCGCCATCTCCTTGCTTTACAAAAACAGAAGTACAAGCGTCTAACTGTGCGGAAGATGATTTAGATACACCATCCGATAGGTAATTGTTTGCAGCAACTGTAGAGCCTCTTTTAACTTTGTCTGCTGTTAGTTGCCCAGTAGGTGCTGTAACTTGGTTTGCTGTTACTGTCATATCTGCCCGTTTAGTCCAAGCTGCATTGTCAAACTCCTCTGACCTTATTTGTCTATTTGTTCTCAATGGCTCTATAAGTAAATTAGGACAATTCCCATTAGACCAGTCTAATCGTGGAGTATCTGCTGCAACAGTTTCTATAAGACCATCTTTGCGAACTCTTGTAGCAGTAGCTAAATTTCTTGCAAAAGTAAAATCCCCACTACCATCATTAGGCAGTATAGAATATACTTTGCTATTCTTATATCCGCTTGGTATTAATGCCAGTTTAGGGTTGCTCATTCTTTTTAGTTTTTTCTTTTACTTCTACCTTTAAAGTTTCTGTAATGTATTTCTTTAGTTTACTAAGGTTTGTTTCTTTGACCTTATATCTCATAGTACCCAGCCTTTATAAGTTGTGTCTGTGTCTGGGTCAATATCCTCGTTTGTGTTACTGTTGTACTCTGGGAACAAGTTATCGTTAAAACTTAGGTAATCTACAAGTCGAGTAGAGTAGTAGTTAGCGTATTCTCTCGCCTTTGCTACTAAGTAATCTACTTCGTTTTTATCTACGTTCTGTGCTGTTTCGCTACTGTGCTTAAACACCCCACCGTTTTTTATTTGATATGCAGCAAAAGGGATGTAGTTCATTTGTGCAAACCATATTAAAGTAGGTTGAACGTATGTATTTACTAAGCTTAAATAATTACCAGCTAAAGAACCAGCAACAATATCAGCACTTATCTTATTGTAAAGGTCTGTGCCTAACAAGTTTTGGATGTCTATTTGTTGTGCTATCTTAATAAATTGTATAAACTTATCTGTATCGGTGTTACCATCAATAATAGAGTTTTTAACTAAGTCCGTTCTGTTTATAAATAGTGCTATTGCCATTAGTTCTTAAATCCTATTTTGTTCCAATATTCAGCAGTATAACCTTTATACTTCATATCCTTTGGTGCTACTGGTACTTTCTGTGCGTTTGCCTCTGGCTTAAAACCTCTTTTACGAGCCTCTGTTGTAGTAATTGCATCGCCTAAGCCTTTAGCACCATCCTTGCGTACATACGTCTTTCTGAGCCATTTGTGTTGGCATCTTGCACCACCTTTGAACAACCAGATTGAGTAAGTATCGCTTCCACCCTTACCAAAACCAGCATTAACTACTTTTGTGTCCATTGATATAATATCTTCCTTACGGTAAACCTTTTTTGCATCTACCATCTTTTTACAGAAAGGTCTTGAGTTTGCGCTGTATCTTTGTGGGGAATACATATAGCGTACTAAAAAAGTGTTACCCTCTTCTTTGGTTTGCTTACTTTCTCCATCTTGTTCGCTTTCTCTAAAAGGCTTTGCGCTTCCAGTACTTACAAACTCCCAGATTTTAGCAAGTGTGCTTTTTTCTTTGGGTTTATTTAAGTCCGTTATAAGTTCGTCTAAGCCATCCTCTTGGTCGTAGTTTACTTCTCGTTCATCCATTAGGTCAAAGTCGCTTAAAAGGTCTGCTTCATCCTCTCCTAAATCTATTAAGGCATCTGCTATATCGCTACCTAATTCCTTTGGTAAGTCTTTAGCTAATTTTACACCAGTTTCTTCTTCTCTTGTTTCTTCATCCTCTACGTTTTCAAGGTCTGTAAACTCAAGCGGTTGTAAGGTCTTAAAGTATAGTTTTAAAGAGATATTATTGTAAGCAAGTATGCTATCAAAGGCATCTATTAAAAGGTGCTGAAATGGTCTAATAACGGTGTTATCCATTAAGACAGAAGCAGTCTGTAACTCGTCTGCGTTGTTACCTAAACCAGTACTGTCTTTAATTCCTAAAAGCATAGGAGAAACAACTCGGTGTGCTACCATAATCTTCTTGCCACTTTCATCGCTTAAAAACTGGTATTGGTTGTGCGCATCACTTAACTGTATTGGCTCTATTGTAGCTTGGCTCTCTGCGTTGTCATTAAAAGCAAGTATAAACTTACCAGCGTTGCTTGAGCCACTAAATTTAGAGTAGATACGGTTTTCTAAGTTCTGGCGTTCCTCTGCGTTTGGTGTTCCGTTGTTAAAGTTAATTAACATTGATGGTGCTAAACCATTAAGGATGTTGTTTAAGTGGTAGTTAGATATTTCTTCTTCTAACTCTGCGTACTGCAAACCACCTTGATAGTCTGGACTTGAGTAGTACTTATAACCAGCTCTGTAAGGCTTAACATAAATAATCTCAATACTTTCGTTTGATGTGCCAAAAGCTGGTATGCGTTTTAGTTCTGTTCTTGGTTTTACATTACTCCAGTCATCACTATAAAAATAGCCAGTAATTTCGCCTTTTTCGTTACACTTCTCTGCTCTTAAATTCTCTACTGGGATGTGTTCAACTTGTGCTATTGTCTTTCTGTCCTTAGAGTAAATAACTTGTATTGAGCATTGACCCATAAGCTTTAAATCGTAACACAACTTGCGCACACAATCCTTTTTAAATAAAGTAATCATTTTAGCGTAAGCCTCTGGCTTTTTGTTGCTGTCTAAAGCATCTAAGCCTTTTCCGTAAATCATTTGACTTACGCCATTGATAATAGCGTTGTTTGTAGGACTTCCATTGTATCGGTCTATTAAGTAACCAAAATAATTGTTATCACTACCATAAGCTACCCATTGTTTGTTAGACTTCTCTACAATCTCTGGGCTTGTGTAGGTGCTTAAATTAACTATTCTTAAATCATTCATAAAATAATGTAATCGTTATCAAAACTGTTCTCTGTGGTGTATTCCCCACTATTAACAGAGTAATAATCGTTGTTAGTTTGGTTTATAGTTTGGTCTGTACAAAACACTTTATCTTTGTAAATAGTAGCCCCATTTGGTGCTATTATAACTTTAAGTGTATAAAAATTGCCCTCAGTTAAAGTACCATAAGCAACCGTAAAAGACATATAATTGCCAACTGTACTTTCACTTACTGTTTGTTGTAAAACTGAGCCTGTGCTTTCATTTGTTAAAAACACTTCAACTCTATTGTTAGGTGTTTCAAATTGTCGTGGTATAATCTTAAAAGTTTTACTTCCACTTGTTCCTATAATCTTCATATTAATATATAAACAAAACTATTTTATTTTGCGTAAAAAAAAAGCCTCTCTAAAAAGAAAGGCTAATTTTAAACATAAACAAACTACTATGCGTTAGGGTCTATTGAACCAGCGGGGTCTACATCTGGTACAGTAGCAAAGAAAGGTGGAAACACCTCAGTTGCAACAGCAGTAATCGTGAACCCTTGTAAATCTCCAGGTGCAGCACCTGTTACAATAGTTCCACCAGTAATCTCAGCACCGTTGTCTTTACCTATAAGTAAATACTTAGTAACACCAGCACCATTAGGGTACAATTCTACTACATAGTGCGCACGACCTCTATTCAAGAGTTTAATCTCTTCTTGTGTCGCTACGTCTAAGTTTTGAAAGGTAACATTTAAAGTACTTTCGTAAAAAGTAGTTCCGTTTTCTCTACTTGATGTTACAGTAGTTTCTAAAGAACTTAAACCACCTTTAACTTCAAACTTAAAAAAGTTAGAAGATGAAAGTCCAGCTAAATCAACAGTACCAGCACTTGGTGTTGCATTTGCTACTTCTGTCCCATA